TTGCGGCGCCTGTATCATCTCGTAGTCCAAAGTTTGTGGAGAAACCATTTAGACCTGGAAGAAAAACAATAGATGAATGGTTGAAGTATGTGGTTGAAAATCAATTTACTATAAAAGAGATAGAGAATGGAACTGCTTATAAAACTCTAAAAACTCAAAATGAAAATTAGATACTATAAAGACATAAATGGTCCAAGATGGATTGGGTTTGGTTTAGCGATGTTAAGTGTGTTTATATTATCTAGTGCGAATATTGCAACACAATGGATTGGTTGGTCATTGAGTGTGGTATCTTGTAGTATGTGGATTTACTTTGGTTACAAAGATAGAGATTGGGCAAGAACATTGATGGAGTTAATGTATTTAATTATGAGTATGAGAGCAACTTACAATTGGTTATTGATATGAATTTTGCGTGTGTATATTACGGTGACAAATACCAAATAGAATATGTTGAAAAGTTATATAATATGGTACAACGAAACACAACACTTAAACATAAGTTTATTTGTTTTACAGATAATACTATCATTAGAAGAAGATTAAAACATACATCAATAGAATTTAGAGAATTTACTAGACACGACTTTGATGGTTGGTTTAATAAACTACAATTGTTTAGTCCTGATAGTAAACTTGATGGTAATACTTTATATATGGATTTAGATGTTGTAATTATGAAGAATATAGATGATATGTTTACTTATGGAAAGGATCACAACTTTGTAGGTATGAATGACTTTAATCCAACCAGTGGTCAATTTAATTCTAGTATTATGAAGTTTAATAATAATACAACAAGCGATTTAATATGGAAAGAGTATATGAAAAGACGAGGCGACTTTAGAAAGCACGCTGGCGATCAAAATATCATAACAGATTTAATTAAGAAACATAAAGATACTATATCATTTCCTGATTCGTGGACACAATCATATAAGTGGTTTAATAGAGAGGGTAAAAGATACCATATATCAAAGATGACATATGAACAAGACCCAAATGCCAAAGTTTGTATATTTCACGGATACCCTAATCCACACGATTCGGACCAAGAATGGGTCAAAAATCTCTGGTTTTAGAACAAACCAAGAACATTTATCTTCAAAAACCTAGTAAAATCAACGCAAAATAACCATTGACTTATGGGTATTTTCCCTATATTATAGTAGTATGAAAACGGTTGATTTAACTATTATTTACCTTTCGAAGTTTAACTATACTTCAACCGTTTTCTACAAAATTTTTAACTTGACAAATAACACAAAACTATGATATTATTAACTATAACAAAGGAGAAAACACTATGTCTAAAATAAAAGATTACATTGTAACATCAGTTGAGAAAGCTGTTGATAAAGTTATCAAACAATATGTTCAAAACTTAATTAACTTAAAAGACGCTACTGATAAGGTATGTGCTTTAGATAACATTGAAATGGTTGTTGACAAATACAATGTTGAAGAAATGTTAATTATGGAAAAAGAAGATTATTGGAAAAAAGCTAACAAAGAAGGTAGATCACAGTAATATGTCAAAAACTTTTAACGTTTGTTATTTAAGAGAGTATATGGATCCAGAACATCAAGGTGATTTCTTTTATGCCTATGAAACTATATACAGAAATGTACCTGAAAAGTATAGATCAAAATTTGACAATCAAAAAATGAAATTGAAGATTTTAAAACATTGTGATTGGAACTATAAAGAAACTGCAACTAACTTTGCTAATTGTACAAGAGTTGAACTAATTGATGAAGACAAATACTATACAACTTATGAAGAAGTATTTGGTGATACAGCTGCGGGTGATAAAAAAATGTTTAATGATTATGGTCAATCTTACGATACAAGACAATCATTTAGAAAAGACTTTAATAAAAAATTAACATATAAAAGAAATCCTATAAAAAAAATATTAGAACAAGAACGAGGTATACATTAATGAAATATAGAGAAGATGAAATATTAAATGAGATAAATGAATATATTGGTAGTACATACGATCAACACTATTCTACAACAGAAGATGGTTTCCAAGTTATGGATATGATAAAACAACTTGGTATTGATAAAGACTTCTGTCAAGCAAATGCTATCAAATATCTATGTAGATATGGTAAAAAAAATGGTCACAACAGAAAAGACTTATTAAAAGCAATTCACTATATTGTTTTATTAATGAGTAGTGAAGACCAAGAGTATATAGATCAAATTGAACAAGACGCAATAGAAGCAAATAAGAAGGAGGACTAATATGGCGATTGATACAAGTATTGTTTACACAGATAAAGATGTAAACAAAAATTTATACAGAAAGAAAACTTATTATACACTTGTTATTGAACAAGAGGTATTGGCAAAAGATAAGGACGAAGCAGATCAACTCTTTTTAGACAAAGGTGGTATAGATCACTCTCAAATCAACCACGAAATTACAGAAACAAAAGATGGTGTTGAAACCTATATGGTAGATGCTGATTATTCAGAAAGTGGTGATACAGAATATTATGGTAAAGTGTTGTATGCAGAAGATGATGAACATGCTGAAGAAGATGGTAATGTTGAGATTGATACATACGCTGATGAAGTAATGCCAGATGTGGTAGATACACAAATACAATTAGAAGCAGATTTAGTAAGAGGTAAGTAATGATGTTAGATTGGTTTATATTATTATTATTGATCGCAATGGCTGCAGTTCTTATTACATCAAGTAGAGAAGTGTATATGTACGTGTGTTTAGTATTAGGTAGTTTAATTGAAGATATTAAAAACTTTTTTAAGAGAGGTAAATAATGGCAGAATATAGCTCACACGATTGGCGTAAACACACAGACGATGCTGTGATTGTAGATGGTGAACACATTTTAAAAGTAAACGATAGTAAAGTTTTATTTAAAAACCCAAAGACTCTTAAAGAACAAGAGGTAGATGTATCAAGGTTGATAAGAGTATTTGTAAACAATGTGGTAGGACACAGAAAGAGTATAAAATAATGCCATTTGGTAATAGTACAGTAAGAAATACCAGAGAACAATTTGTTTTACAAAAAATTGAATACTATAAAGTTATGGAGTATATGGGTAGATCAGATTGGAAAAGACATTATTTTGATACTTACAAAGAAGCAGTTAAGTTTTTTAAAAATAAAAGATTAGTAAAAAGAAACGTATTGATTTTTGCTTGTAGAGATAATGAATTAGGTGAAGTATCAACAGGTTTAAATGATAGGTTTAAAAATGAGTAATCAAAGACCAGGTAAGAAAGAAAAGAAGTTAGATAGAAACGGCGATATGCAAGTCTATAAGTTTTTTAAGACTGCTGCCAAATTATTAAATGAAGAAGGTAAAGAAGACGAAGCATTTTATATGGAACAAATGGTTGATTGGTTACAAAGTGGTAAACCCTTACCTACGAGTGAAGAATCAATAACAAAGGCGCTAGGACTATGACAACTATAAGTTGTAATATATTGAAAAATAGGGGTGATATAACCCTCGAATCGGGTGTGAAATCCTTGTCAGCGTGTCGCTATGCGATAAAAAAACTAGTAAAATCAACGTTTTTTAAGGGGTTGACATTTAAATCAATACCTGATAGAATAAAGACATTATTAACAACTAACAAAGGACTATAATATATGATGTACACAAAAGAACTAATATTTGAAGAGTTTAAAGAAGTAACTAAAAAAGACTTGAAAAAGAAAAAGTGTTTTACTAATAGAATCGAATATCTAAAAGCGCTAAAAGAAGATATGATTAAAGTACCTAAAAACTTTAGTAATATTTCTATCACACCAGAACAACTTCAGAATATAATTGATTGTTGGTCTGCTCCAAATCCAAGAGATTCTTTCTATATGAAAGTATTTAATATGACATACGCAGAGAAAAAAGCAGAAGAAGAAGCTGAGTATTTTGATTTAGACGATGGTAAAAAAGTTTATATGAAAAAGAAACCAGAAGTTACAGATACGATTCAATAATGACAAAAAAAGAAAAGTTAAATAAGTTGAGAGAAGACCACGATAATTATTGTAGATCATTAGGGGTCAATATTGATTCTGATTACAACTCATTTGACGGTTACGATATGCCAAATTACAAATGTAGGCCATCAGTTCCTACTAGTGATAGAATTGTAGGTGATACTAAAAAAAGAGTTTACACCACACAAATACCTACAGGCAAAACAATTAGTGTGGCGTATAACAAAGGTCCTTATATGATTGTTGATGCTAAGGACTTCAAAACTATGGGAAAAAAAGTATGAAAACAATGATGATGATAACCATTGCTGTCTTAATGACTATGACAATGGCAAAGAGTGATGAAACAATTGACACAAAAGTGAAAACTTTTATAGTCAATGAAGTAAATGAAATAAAAGAATATCAAAAAGCTTCTTGGCAAGAAAGTAAAGAACAGAATGCTAAGAATTGGGCAAAGATTAAATCTTTCTTTTCTAATTTAACTAATAAAGGAGATAACTAATGTGGACTTTGAAATCAAGTAATGCTGCTAAAAGACGAGTAGAAAAACTAAAACTAGATGGCAAAAAACTTACTGATGAAGTAAGAAATCAAATCGGGTATATGTATTTGGAGTATATTGGTTAATATGTTACACAAGATTAGTGATTTTTGTAAAAAGATTGATGGTTTAAAATCTCAAGCAGATAAACTATACAATATGAAATATAATAATCCAAAGACGCCTGAAAGGGATGCTGAGATTAATCATCTAATAGATGATATTCAGGCGACCTGTAAACTTATAGGTAATGATAATAAACCTTATGACATAACTAAAGAAGATAATTTTTATGATGAAAATGGTTTACCAAAAAATTTTACAGATAAATTTAGAATAGAAGATGATGGAGGAGTATAATTATGAGTGATAAAGAACTAACTATACAACAATTAAAAGAACAAAAAAAAGAACTAAACGAAAAGTTAGAACATTATGAGTTTCAAGGACCATCTAATATGATACAAAAAATTGAAGATGAACTTTTTGAAGTAAACGATACAATAAAAAAATTAAATGCATAGACTATTATTAATTATAATTGCGAGTATCGCATTGACAAACTGTGCAGCGAACCGATCGCAAGTTGGTTCAATTGCAGGTGCAACTACAACAACTGGTGCCTGTGTTACAATGGGTGTAGATAATCCATATGCGATTGCCGCCTGTGCGATGACAGGTGCTTTTGCTGGTGCTGAAATTATGTACAATTCTGATTATGATGTACACAATGCAGTGTTTATAGATCATTTAAATACAGGTCCTGGAACTTCATCATATACAAATTGGTATAATAAGAAGACTGGTAATAGTGGTATCATACACACAACAAGCTCTTATTTAAAAGGTCCTATGAAGTGTAAAGATTATAGTGCCACAGTTGATATAACAAACAACTGGCCGTTGATAGGTGTTGGTGGTGTAAATAGAAATACTATATTTGGTATTGCGTGTCAATTACCAGATGGACAATGGATAGAATATGAATAAGAAAAGAGTTTTATTTTTAATATTTTTGGTTTTACTTTTAGTACCTGGTATTGTAAGTATAGCATTTTCAGGTGAAAAGATATTACATAGTAAAATCAAATCAATATCACCAGAGAAAACGGATGGTCAATATTGTTTTGTAAAAGTTATTATTAAACAACAAGGTGACAATATTATTAAAGAAGAAATTTTGGAGTGTGCTGATGGTAAAAAGGGTATTGATACACCAGGTTATTGGGAGTTATTTGCTCAATTTTATTATAGAGATGTAGGTACTCCAGAATATTGCCGATATTATAGTCGGACTAAACATGCTTTTAAATCACCAGGAAAAGTTTGTTTAATAATAAATGGTGAATGGGAGGTTAAATGATTAAGAATCTAATCATAATCTCACTAGTTATTGTAATTGTGACAGGCATGTCAGGGCAAGAGTTTTTAGATCATATTGCTTTTGGACTTGACAAATTACAAGAAATAGTATATAATGTAAAAAGTGAGGTAAAATAATTATGAATAAAGTGAAAAAACTACTATTAGTTGTAGGAGCAGGTCTATTAATGGCTAATTGTTCTGCAACTTATAAGATGAAAAGTGAAAAAGGTAAAGTTTTAAATCAAGTACCAAAGTGGTATATGAATGACTTTTCTGAAAAGAAGGCGTGTGATACGCCTACTTTTGGTAAAGACAAAGATAGAATGTGTATCTTTGGTGTGGGTACTGCGGTGTCACCAGACTTAGCTCTAGCAATAGAAAAAGGTATGATGATTGCGAAGGCAGAACTGGCCGATATTATCAAAGGTGAAATGAATAAATCGTCTAAACAATTTATTACAGAAATTGGTAAAACACATAACAAATCAACAGTAACAGAAGTTGAGTCAACGATTGTTAACTTAATTAAAGATACACCTGTTAGAGGTTATGAAATCTTTGCTAAAGATGTAACAATTACAAAACAAGGTTATTATAGAAGTTGGATTGGTTTAAGATTACCAATGGGTGAATACAATAAGATGTATAACTTCACAATCGCGGAAGCAGTTGACGCTTACAATGTAAAAGAAAAAGCACAGATTGCTTACGATAACTTAATAGGTAAAGAAGATGGAAATAATAATCTACAGTAAAAATAACTGTACATTTTGTAACAAGGCCAAACATATGGTTAAAAATCTTGGCCTTGAATACGTAGAAAAGAAAATGGAAGACTTTGATTCACCACAGGCAATGTTAGAAGATATTGGTAAACCTGTTAGAACTATGCCACAAATTAAAATTGATGGCAAGTTAGTTGGTGGTTATAATCAATTGGTCGAATACTTTGCAGATCAAGGAAAGGTAAACTTTAAAGGTGAAATCATTAGTGACTAAAAATAAAAACGATAATATTATCTTGTTTCCTACAAATAAAATTGTAGAGAAGTCAACTGCTGGTCCTGTGAAAGACGATAAGTTTCAAAAAAAATTGGCACAAGAACAAACAAAACAATTTATTGAAACAACAGTAGATGATATTAGTATCGAATTATTAAGAAAGTTTTATAACTTGGCAATCAAAACAAATAAAGATACATTTACTAAAGACTTGGCTGTGTTAGTTGATGTAATGCGTGGTTTGATTTATAGAGATTTTGATATAAAACACCCTGCTCAGATACTATCTGATAAGTTAGTAGATTTAAAAAAGTTAAAAGATGGTTCGCAATCAGCAAAGATAGATTATACAAGTTTACTGGATACAAAACATAAACAACATAAACCATTTAGTCCAGATATAAAAGATGAATTAAGAGATATAAACGATCAAGCAGGTATGTTTGATGGAGATGATATAAATGATTAAACAAAATTCCACAGGAATCGCCTTCACAGGTTGTAAAATAGTTTTATTAATAAACTCAAATATAAGAAGGAGTATATAATGTTAAATACATTGAAAAACCTATTTGGTAAAGACGAACTAGTAAAAGTTAAAGTTGCGAAAAGAACTGCAACTGAGACTAGAGGTAGAAAAACTTTATCAAAAAAACAAAAGTTACTAAATCTTTTAACAAAAGGTGAAAACGTAACTTGGAAATCAATTCAAACTAGATTTGATTTAGAGTCACCTAGAGCGATGATTGACACTTTAAGAGCTGAAGGTTATATGATCTATGGTAACAATGTAAACGGAAAAAAAGTTTACAGAATGGGTACACCTACTAGAGCGATTATCGCTGCTGGTATCAATGCGTTGTATGGTACTAAATTCAAGTACAACAACCACAAAGTATCTGTTAAGAAATCAGAACTTGCACCAATTGATGCATAATTAAATAACTGAGCAAGATGGGGCGCTTTGGCGCCCTGTCTTTTTTATTATGGACTTTCAACACGGTATATTATTTTTCTTTATAGGTTGTACAGTATCCTTTTTAGGTTTCTTTATCGCCTTTCTAGTTATAAATTATAATAAGAAAAAAGAAGAAGAAAGAATTATAGAACAAAACAAACCTAAAGTACACCCTTATGGTGACGATACAGTATGAGTAATCATTTAAGAAACATTAGAGCACTATTTGAAAATGCTAAATCATTTAAGGTATCTCGTAAAGTTGATACGTATGAATATGATTCTTTAGAAAAACTAATATTAGATGACAATATAAGATATAGTGAGATAATCGAAATATTTACTGACAAAGATTATAGAGAGTGGTTTTATCAAAGAAATTTTAGAAGTAAAGAATTTAACATTACAAGGTATTCAGAAGAGTGATTGATGAAATATTAATAGACTTGGTTAAGAAAGATGTTAAGGGTGATGACGTTGCTATTTTTATGGGTGGTGGTACAGATAGTGCCACACTTTTATTTACTTGTTTAAGACTTGGTAAGAAACCTGTTGGTTATTCTTTTTTCCTAGATGGTAAACCCTCTTACGATTCATTAAAAGCAGAAGAGATATGCAAAACGTTTGATGTACCATTTGTACCTGTACCAATGTCAACAGAAAATTTAGAAGAAGATTTTAAAACTCTTGCAACAAAATATAATTGTAAAAAGAAAACACATTTTGAGTGTACATTTCCATTTATATATTTGTTTCCAAAAATAAAAGAGAAGTATATTCTTACAGGTGTGGGTGCAGATTCACATTATGTATTAAGCAAAAAAGGCATGATGCACTTTAAACATACAGTAGAATTGATGAACAAGTTTAGATATAATTACTTTCATAATACACCTAACGCAGGTGCTATGGATCAGTTAAGACAATTTTGTGCTGAATATAATAAGATATTAAGTGTGCCATATTTTGAAAAAGAAGTTTACGATTATTTCTATGATAGAAGTTGGGAAGAAATTAATAAACCTGTACAGAAACATTTAATTAAAAAGTGTTTTAAAGAGTTTGATAAGATTAAAGTAAAACCACATATCAATTATCAGTTATGTGCAGAGATAGATCATTACTTTGAAAAACTAATTGACAATAAGAAAATAAATTTTAAAAATAGAAAAAGAGTTATGGATATTTGTAGAGATTGGCATCAACTTAACAATTCGGAGGGACAATTACCAATATGAAAACAATTAAATTAAAATTTATACTTATAGTTATGATTACGTTTTTTATGAGTACTAATAATACATTTGCTTTAGATTTAGAATATATGAAAACTAAAGAAAAACCAAAATTAATTTTTAAACAAGTTAAAGATGGAATATATTTAGTAAATGATACAGAAAAATGTTGGTTTCATTACGTAGTTGCAGATGAAATAGGTGAAGCAATAAAAAAGTATGCAAATAATCAGTCTATTGGTTTTAATTCTAAGCAAAATGAATTACAGTGTAAATATCTTTTAACATTACAAGAAGAAGTTTAATGATATTAGTAGATTTAAACCAAGTATTAATTTCAAATTTAATGGCTCAAACACGAGGTCAGTTTGATGATTTACCAGATAAAAATATGTTAAGACATATGGTATTAAACTCTATTCGTGGTTATAATTTAAAGTTTAAAGATGAATATGGAACGCCTGTGTTATGTGCTGATGGTGCTAATCCTTGGCGTAGAGATATATTTCCTAATTACAAATTTAAAAGAAAAAAAGGCAGAGATGAATC